GCTGGTGCGAAGTACAAAATTATTGCTGGTACCAGTATGGCTTACAGCTATGCAGAACAGATTAATAAGGTCGAGGCCTATCGTCCAGAAAAACGCTTCGCGGATGCTGTTAAGGGATTGCATCTGTATGGTGGTAAGACTGTACGTCCGGAGGCAATTGCTGTCTTGACCGCGAGCAAGTCTTAATAGAGGCTCGATAGAGCCTCTATTCTTTGAGGAGGGATGTAAATGGGAGCGCTCTCGGATTATCTTGAGAATAAACTCTTAGATCACTCATTAGGTACTGCACCTTACACACAACCCGCAGCAATATACGTAGCGTTGTTTACTACTGCACCTACTGATGCAGGTGGTGGCACTGAAGTAAGTGGTGGTGGGTACTCACGAAAGCAGGTAACGTTCAGTGCTGCTGTAAATGGTCAAGCTTCAAATTCTACAGATATACTCTTTGATGTAGCAACTGCAAATTGGGGTACGATTACTCATGCTGCTTTGTTCGATGCCTCTACCGGGGGCAATATGTTATGGTGGGGAGCCTTAAATGCAAGCGTGCAGATCAACACAAATGATCAATTTAAATTTGCTGCCGGTAATTTGACAGCTAGCCTTGATTAAGGTGTTACTTATGAAAAAGGCAATTCGAGGAAGTTTGCGGGTACAATTACAAACTGATAAGGATCAAATCCTTCAAGATATAAATCAGTATCCCTTATGGAAGTTGAATGCTACTGACTCTCAAGATGAAGCAGGAATTTCTGTATTCGTATTTGAGCTTTGGCTTGAAAACAATACAGATGAAGTTGCTTTGTGGGAGCAAGTTAAAACACATTGCAATACTTTCGGAGGAACGGTTGATAGACATGATTGTACTCACGATGAACCATCTCCAAGACCGTGCGTGATTGCGGAGACCTACGCGAGGTAGGTGTTAGAACATGATTTATCTGCAAATGGATGGAGTCGATGATTATTTAAAAACATCAACTCTGACTTTCGATGAGGTTGTTATAGATTTTTCATACGAGTACAAAAATGCTGTTTGGGAGTATTTTATAGACACCACATCCGGCACAAGGCGTTACGTAGCCATAAACACAGATGCTCTCACCGGTGGAGAAGGCTCGTGGTCAGCAATCTATGCGGACGGCAATAGTATTAGCAAAGCCAGCCAAATTCCAAAGAACCAACGCACGACTTTAAGGCTACTATTGAGTGCTGCTGAAGAACATATAGCATTTTTCTTTTCAAGCTTTGCACCTGCTGGGTTTATGAAGGGCAACATATATGACATCAAGTTTTACAACGTGGGAGTGCTCGTTGCCCATTATGACATGTCGACTGGAACCGTTAACGACCAAAGCGGCAACGGCAATCATGCAACACTGAACGGTGGTACATGGGTACAGGATACTTCTACTCCAATCACTTCAACTTCGAGTTTTGTAGGAGAAAGCACATTAACCGCTACACCGAGAGTAATTAGATCTTCCACTAACTTAAGAACTGATGCTACCTCTATCCTTAATTTGAGTGCCGTCAGAATTGTGTCTCAACCCTTCTTTGCTGCAGGCATCTCCGAATTAACCCCTTCAAGTCGCCGAATCTGTGAAAGCACTACCCTAGTAGAAGCTATCGCGGGTATTGTTGCTGTAGGTGAGAAAATAGCAATTGGGCAAAATTTGCTGCATTTGATCGGAAGTTCTATGCTAGAAGTTTTTCCAACTAAGATCGCGAGCCGTGGGATATCTTTAACTGCAAATAGTGATATTAAGCAAATCTCTTTCAGAATAAAAAGCGTTGATACAAGTTTTGAAGTTGCTTCTGATTTAGCTGGAAAAGTCAATCGCTTACGAAAGAATTTTCTAAGCATAGAAGGAGAGACTAATAGTTTATTCGGAGTAACTAGGATAAGAAACAGAATTAGTAGCTTATTCGGATTAGGTAGTTACTCTCCTCTAGGTAATAGAATTGCTGCTTCTCAAATCTTTCTAACTTCTGAAGGGAATATTGTAGCGAAGCTGAAGGGTATCGGCGAAGAGATTTATATCTTGATTTTCTTAAAAGGTGAGATTGATGATCAAATTTCGCTGCAAGCAGCTATTGATAGCCTCGTAAAAGTTGGAGGTGAAGTCTAATGCCCGCACTAAATCAGAATTTTGAAATATGGGCAGGAGACACTCCTTTCATAAACATTGTGATTACAAGGGAAAATCAAGTAGTTGACATATCTGGTACTACGATTAAGTGGGTAGTAAAAGATTATGTCGATGCTGAGACTAATCACATTCTTAAAACTACTGGAGATGGAATTACAATCATTGAACCCGCCAATGGGAAATGCCAGATTTCTTTAGATCGTGAAGATACTTTGAACTTATCCGGAAAATATTATCACGAAGCCGAATTGACAGATGTAGAAGGTAGAGTATCAACTATATTATTAGGGATGGTAACTATTCATCCTAGCGGTATTTGAAAGGAGGTGATAGGATGCCTTGGTTTAAAAATATTGAGACTGGTGTTGTATGGGACATCTCTAATGAAGCTGTTCTGAAATCTCTTTCTTCAAATCCTAACTTTGAGGAGGTGGAAGAATGGCCGCCTATGTCACAGTCGCAGACGCAAACAAGTACTTCAGTGCAAGACTCTTCGCAGAAAACTGGTTCGAAGCCGACAACGGAAACAAAATAAAAGCTTTGGACATGGCAACTAAGCAAATCGATCGACTACCACTAAAGGGTAGACCCGCGGATCCAAATCAAGAGTTACAATTTCCAAGAGCTTATATCGGTGGAACAGTTTTAGATCGCCAGCAGTATTTCGATTTCATTCAAGGTTGGTGGTATGAGCAAGAAGTTCCAGAAAGAGTAAAAAATGCTTGTTGTGAACAAGCTCTCTTTCTTCTAACACTAACCAAATATGAAAGAGATCGAAATAGACAGCACATTCTAGGAATCGTAACTGAAAACCTTGATTTAGCTACCGAGATTAGTGACAAGAATCTTGTTTCTCAAATGAGAAAACGAACCATACTTTGTCCGGAAGCTAGAGAGTATCTCTTACCCTATCTTGTTGGAAAGGTGAGGACGAGGTAATGAATCACTTATTAACTCGAGATGTACAATGGTACAAAAGAACGGGTACTCAAGCAAATGGACAAAGTAAATTCGATTCTCCTGTAGCAGTAAAGGTTCGTAGGCAACGATATCCTAGAAGGGTTGTAAATGCTCAGGGTGAAGTAGTATATGCAAATACAAAGTATTTCTGCGATTGCGATATTTCACCTGGAGATCTAATAGTTGATGGAGATTCTTCAAGCGTTGTGTTAGCAGTATATGACTTAGTTCGCTTAAATGGAGAAGTGATGGTGAAGGAGGTGTATGTATAGTGGCTCGTATTAAGTGGAATGCCTCTGGAGCTATCAGGATTATAACTCGTTCAGCTAGAGAAGGAATATTAGATACTATGCAAGAAGTATTCAAGGCATCTCAGGAAGAAGTACCTAGAGATACCGGATATCTTGCAAGTACTGGGGAGTTAAGAATAAATCCAAAAAGTGTATCTATTCGTTATACTGCTGACTACGCACTTGAACAACACGAAAATCTTCATTATAGGCATCCACATGGAAAAGCCAAGTATCTTGAGGATCCGTTCAATCGAATAGTGCCTGGCGCTAGAGCTAGTGTAGCTGATAAAGTCTCAAGAGCTTTAAGGAGGGATTAAAGTGGCAGAACTTCCGATACAGAAAATTTCACAAGCAGGATTGAATCCTGTATTTTCAAATGCCAGTGTAGGAGGTGATACTTTTAACAATGCTTCTGGGAAAGTAGTACTACACGTCGACAATCAAGGTGCATCTAGCATTACTGTAACTATCGATTCTGTCAAGCCTTGTGATCAAGGCTTCGATCACGATATTGATGTTACAATACCCGCAGGAGAAACACGGATTATTGGTCCATTTTCTTACGATCGATTTTCTGACAAAGCAACAGGTTTAGCCAAAGTTAATTACTCTGATGTAACCTCTGTGAAAGTAGCAGCAATTTCTTTGTAAAGGAGTTTTGCAAGTGAGTTATCTTCTACAGGATTTAGCTGGATATTTGATTGAATCTGGTATAGGAACTGCTCTAGGGGAAGATGTATTTCTCGATTTCTTACCGGATCAGCCCAACAACGTTGTAGTCATCTCAGAATATTCGGGATTACCTACAACGACAGGAGTTGAAGCCCTTGACAGAAGAGTTCAAATTCGTGTTAGAAATGCTGATGCAGAAGAAGCACGATTGCTGAGCTGGAAAGCTTTCAATCTTTTGGATACTCCAGAAAATAGAATTCAGCTTGCTTCTAATAATAGGTGGATGATGACTCAAGCCTTGCAAACTCCCTTCAAAGTTGACATAGATGGCAAAGAGCGCGTATCTTATGTGTTCAATCTTGCAGTTGTAACTTATCGAGATTAGGAGGTATGAAAGATGGCTGGAGTACAAATTGGTTTAAGTGACTTACACTATGCTATTTTGCAAAGCGATACAACTTCTGCAGCTACGTACGAAACTCCAGTTAGAATTCCTGGAGTCATTACTGCTAATATCAATCCCAATAGTTCTACCGATACCTTATTCGCAGATGATGGACCATCAGAAACTGCTGCTACTCTTGGACAAATTGAACTCGAGTTGAGCGTATCAGATCTGCCGTTAGATGTTCAAGCTGCTTTGCTTGGACATACTTTGGATGCTAATGGTATTCTAGTTCGAAAAGCAAATGATGTGCCTCCGTGGGTAGCTGTCGGCTTTAAATCGTTGAAGTCAAATGGCAAATATAGATTTCTTTGGCTTCTGAAAGGTAAATTCTCTGTACCGGAGTTGAATCACGAAACAAAGGGAGATTCAATTAACTTTCAGGCGCCCACAATTAATGCTAACTTCGTTCAACGGGATTTCGATCAAGCTTGGATTCGTCAAACTGATGAAGACGCAACCGGATATACTCCTACAACAGGAGATACTTGGTTTGATAGTGTAGGCTAAGAACTAGGAGCTAAGCTCCTAGTTCATTCTAACTTTTCAGGAGGTTGAAAGAATGAGTTCAGCAAAAGATGTTAGGCAAACACCTATCCCGATTAAACTTGATAGAGAACGTTCGCTCTTCTTTGACATGAATGCTTTCATCGTAATCGAAGAGAAATTTGGCACTTTGCAGAATGCGATGGAAGAGTTTAGTAAAGGTACTATGAAGGCACTTCGTTCAATTCTTTGGATTGGTCTGTTGCATGAAGATCCTACTCTTACAGAGGAGAATGTCGGTAGAATTGTAACATTCAAAGACATCCCCGCAATATCCGAAGCCATTGATAAAGCGTTAGATCTTGCTCTTCCTGGCACGGATGAAGACAACACTCCCGTAGTAGCAGAAGGAGAAGTTGATGCATCGGGGGAGTAGATGGTACCTGGGATTGGCCAGGATTTTATTACTTGGGTACAGTTATTCTTGGAATGTCTGAGGAGAACTTTTGGAGATCTACACCTAGGAAGTTAAAGGCTCTTGAAAAAGTATACGCCGACATTGAAATGCGTAAAGTTGGTGCGTTGCCACAAAAACCTAAAAGGGCTTTTATTGATCAGGTACTTCCATTTTAGGAGGTGAGGAAAATGCGAGTAGGAGATGTAGAAGTAGATCTTACTCTAAGCACCTCTAAATTCTTAAGAACACTTGATAGCATGATGCTTGCAGCTGAAAAGGGCGGAAAGAAGATCGAACAAAATCTTTCTGCTGAAATGAGTTGGGAACGTGCAAAAGCTGCGAACGAAAGGGGTAAAGCACGCCGAGCAGCTAGAGAACAAGCCCTTGCACAAGCTCAAGCAGAGGCGACCCAGAAGCAAGCTGAGGCTGTAAAGAAACTGACAAAAGCAGAAGAAGAGCAACAGAGAGCACTACAACAACTCAACTCTGCTAGGCAGCGTGTAATCAGTAAGACTGATCCTAATGCAGGTTGGAAGCTTCTTGAAGAATCAAAGACAGCTAATAAAGTACTTGGTAAATCTTTCGGTGGTGGATTTGGCGGTACTGTTGTTTGGACTCCTGAAATGAAAGCCAAACACGCTGCCAGAATGAAAGCTCTTTGGCAAGATCCTGTATTTAGAGCGAAACAATCCTCTAGGATGAAGCAAATGTGGCAAGATCCACAGTTTAGAGCTGAGCAAAATATGAAGAGATTGTCTCGTATGATCGAACTTGCTCAGATCTCTGGAGATCCTCGAGATATGGTAGCCGCTCTACGTACCGGTAGGAAAATGGGTTTAATTGGAAAAGAAGTGACGGATGCGAAACAACTTTCGCAAGCGCTTCAAGACATCCAAGATAACTTTAAGGGAGTACGCAAAGAGGCTCTCAAAGCTCAGGTAGCAATGAGAGATACGTTCAGTGGTGGAGGCGCAGGAGGATCAGGAGGAGGCTTTGGTGGCGGCGGAGGACCAGAAGATTGGGATAAGGGAATGCAGAAGTTCCTCAAAAGTTTGGAACAAGCCAATCAAAAAACTTCACGCCTGAAAAAGTATTTTCATGATGTTAGTAGAATTGTATCTGGTATCTTGATTTCTCAGGCTTTCTATAGATTCATGCAATCAATTGAGCAAGCTGCTACGGCAGTTTATTCTTTTCACAATTCCGTTGAACTTGCTGCAGTATCAATGAAAACGCTAACTGGGGATGCTGAAACTGCTAAGGGTTTTCTATTTGCAATTAAACAATTTGCAGCTACAACTCCGTTTGACTTTAAGCAAGTTGAGGAAGAAGCAAAACGATTTCATGCGTTCGGATTTGAACTCCATCAAATCTTGCCGGTTTTAAGAACTGTTGGCGATGCCGTAGCAGCTGTCGGTGGAGATAGTGGAACACTCGATAGAGTAGCATTGGCATTAGGACAGATTCAAACAAAAGGCAAAGTAATGTCTGAAGAACTTCGACAGTTAGCTAACACGGGCATTCCCGCGTATAAGATATTGCAGGAAGAGCTTGGATTGACTGGAGATCAAGTAGCTAATATAGGTGATCAAGCTATAAGTGCGGATGTTGGAATCTCCGCATTGCTTCGAGGAATGGAAAAGCGTTACGGTGGCATGATGAAAGAAATACAAAACACCACTGTAGGAGCGCTGCAAGGAATTAAAGATAACATCTTGCTAATCTCGGATCAGATTTTCGCGGGTCCATTCGAGGCAATTCGCAAGTTCCT